GATTTTTAATTGTTTCGCATACTCTTCTAATGGCACACCTAATTTTTTAGCAATTGCTACCTGTGATGATGTGAGTCTCACAGTTTGGCGACCAGGTTTGACACTTCGCGTTGCTGACGCTACTGTTTGTGTCGGTTTGGTCGTTCCTTCCGATACCACTTGTTTATCAAACTTATGCGGAAAGTCAAGACGCATTCGTCTATCTATTTCTTTATAATAATCGTCTGAGTGTGGATCAAAACCTTCGTTCTTGGTTAGCTTATCATGTAGATCAAATGCAGTATAAGTCATTGCATTATCCTTACCAAACCAATCATTATTGTCTGCCCAGGCCTCTGCTTTTGGATCTGCAGGAGGTGCTTGAACAGCTTGATCTAATGTTCTAGGTGCAGCAGGCGCTTGCGCTGCTTGTTGTTGATATCTATTTTTTAAAGTATTAACTTTAGATTCTTCAATACCAATTTTACCAATTTCTTTTTGCGCATTAACTTCAGCATCAATATCTCCAGCTTCTCTTGCTCTTAATAGTTGTGCCTTAGCCGCCTCTAAACCAGTTTTTAATTTACCTTCCATGGCGTTTACATAACCAGGTTCAAGTCTAGAAACTTTTGTTTTTAATTGTTCTAATTCAACTTGACCTCCTTTTGCAAACTCTAAAGCAGCTTCTTTTTGTCTTTCTGCTTCTCTCCATTTCTTAGTAAGTTTAGAAATTCTTTTTTGAACTCCTTCGCTATATACTTCGAGTTCTTCTTTTGGTTCCTCAGCTTTTTTCTCCAGTTTAACTTCTCTTTCATTCTCAAAAGATTTGTCTTCTGCAGGTGCTTTAGGTTGTTCAACAACTTCTTCAACAACTTCTTCTGCTGGTGCTTCCGTTACCGTTTCTTCTTCTAATTGAACATCAGCACCGGGTCCCGATGTATCAATGTCAACTAGATCTTGTTTTTCAGTTTCTGGCATAGTTTTACTCCTTCTATGTTTATATGTTATGCAACACAGCTTCAGGATCTTTTATAGTTCCTAAAACTTCATCGTCATTTAAAAGACGGACTTCTCCGCCAGTTATTGGTAATCGTGATCCAGCGTATCTTGCAAAGACAACCCACTCACCTTTTTTACACCAAGGTCCTGTAGGAAATTTTTCTTTGTCATAATATGCTAATGGTCCAACTTTTAAAACATAACCACAATTTGTAGCTATCCTTAATTTTTCCAAAGACTCTTGAGCCATGATTATTCCACCCTTAGTTTTTTCTTTCGGTGTGAAAGGTAAAACTAAAAGTCTATAACCAGAGGGTTCCGGTAATTGATCTTTTACGTCTTTGATATTTTCTGGATTTAAAGGTTCTCGTTCACCTTTAGATTCTTCTTTATACTTTTCTGAAAGTGCGTTCCTATGTTTTGGAACTTCCTTCATTGATGTCGACAACTTTTCCGTGCTCATTTTTTTGCTCCTTTTCTTCTAGCAGGTTAGAGATTTCCTGTAATAGATATTGATATGTTCTTGCTTGCCCTAACATATACTGGTATTTTTCCATATTGTCAACACCACCACTTATCATGGCATCGCCGACTCTTTGTAAGCTATCTCGCATCATTTTTTGCATTTTAGATACGACTACTAATGGGTCCATCATATTTAGGCTTTCTTTGTCTTGTCTTTTTTTACCATGCCTTTTAATACTTTAGCTTGGCCTGCATGTAATTTAGAAGCTTTGTTTAAGCCTTTAATTACTTTTTGTAGTTTTGCTTTTTTTGTCATATTAACATTTCCACTTTCTTAGTGACTTAGATAATCTATCGTCACCTGTATTGTTGCTTGGTTTTTGTCTTTTTCTCATTCCACGCATTCTAGCACAAAATGATTTCTTTCTTGCTCCACCTTCCGGTTGAGGTGCTTTTAAATCAGATCCTGGATTAGCTGCTTCATAAGACTTACGTCCTTTTTCATTCAGTCCACCAGACTTTGATTTACCTTCACTTCTAGTCCACGCAGGAGAACTACCGTTTTTAAGAAGTATTCTACTTACGCCCCTAGACTTTAGCATTACGCTTTCTTAGCTGTTTTTGCTGCTCTTTTAAAATTAGCTGCTGTCGGTGCTCCTTTAGTTCCAACTTTTCTCATAGTTTCACCTGAACCACCTGCTATTCTTTTTTTCTTAGCATGAATATTTGCGTAAAGTCCACCGCCGCCAGCTTTGTTTACTCTCATCATACTACCACCGCCCATGACTTTTTCTCTCATCATGCCACCAGCCATAGCTGTTGTTCTCATAGTTTTTGCTTTTGATTTGGCTTGGTTAAGTACTTTAAAATCTTTTTCATTTATAACTCCTTTTGGTGGAGCTACATCTATTTTAGATTGATTACCAACTAACTTACCATTGCTATACATTGCTCTTTTACTTTTTCCTTTAATTTCTTTTCCTGGCATTATTTTTTTCCTCCTTTATTTTTTTTAGAAAAAGGAAGTGTAATAGTTCTAATAATTTCTTTTGGAAAATCTATAAAACTTCCAATAGGTTGCTTACTGTATTTTACACCGCTTTTACCAGCGTTTTTAAGTAATCTCATTTGTTCTTTTAAACTTGTCATTTTTTTCCTCCGTTTTTAAATATTTGTGTTCCCTTTATACCATAAATAGATGCTACAACAAGTATCCATAAATTAGTAAACCATTTAGGTAGCTCTGAAAACATATCAAAAAATAGCTTTACTTTGTCCATTGCTGTTGGATCGTCACTTACGACTGCCCAGGCTAGGATTGCTATTGGCAAACTTAAAATTATTAAAACTGCCTCGTCCTTCCAATCTGATTGACGGGCTTCAAGTAGTTTTCCTTGGTAAGCTTCTTTACCTTCAGCCATACGAGATGCATGCATAAGCTGTGCATCTGACATTGCCATTTTAGTTTTCTGTTTATTAGCGTAAATTTTACTTCCAGCTGAAACTGCTAATTTAATTGCACTAAACCACATTATGCACCCACCTTTTTCATAGCTTTGATATGTGACTTGTTAAAAGTTACACCTTTTTTCATATCTTTTTTCATTTGCGCCATATGTTTTGCCGTATGGTGTATTTTATGTTTTGTTAAAGTCTTTTTTTCTTTTTTATCAATCATGTAATTAATTCCCCCTATTTTTTAACATAGCTAATTTCTCTCTTGCTTCATTAGCCATTTCTTGTTTTTCAAGAGAAGTATTAGCTCTAAGTTCTGCTAACTCTTCTGTTTGATCCATTTTTTCTGATTGTACGCTTTGATTCATCATTGTTTTCATTTTCTCAAGATTTAATCTGTCTTCAGCGTCTTTTCTTTTCTGTTCGTTGTCTTGTGCTCTGATATCTAACTCTCTTGCTCTTAATTGTGCAATAGGATCATTACCAAAGTCTCCAGTAATCTCTTTTTCTTCCTTCATGTAGTCTTCTGTCATGTCAGCAATCAAAATAGCTTTTCTGGCTTCAATCTTTTGTTGTAGTGGTACCATTTGTTGTTGAATTTGTGGATTCTGTTGCATCATCTGTTGCATTTTTGCAAGTTCTTGCAATTCATCTCTAAATTCTAACTCAATTTGTTCTTGACCCATTAAACTTATGTGCTCCATACAGTTTTTTTGTACCGCAGCACTAACCATCGGTGCATTTTTAGCTAAGTTAGTTGCTAAAAAATTTAAATGCGCTGTCATGTGTGCTCTGTGGTCTTGACCTGGGAAAGCTTGGAATGGTTTTGAACCCATTGCTGCAATATGTTCTAACGCCGGATCTAATGGTGCTGGTTGTTCTGGTTTTTTTAAAATTAAATCAATATCTTTAACACCTAAAGCTTCATACATGTTTCTAAACACTTCATACTGATTATGTAACTCTGGATTAGACGCTGCTAATTGCATTTCTGTTTGTGCAATAGATATTCTTTGTGTTTGAGAAAATATATTAGGATCAGCTACCGGTAAGATATCTACTCTGTCGTCAAAGTCAGATTGTTTAATTTGTTTTTGTCCACCGACAACATCGTAAGGATATTCTGGTGGTAAATAAGTTTTAAAGACTCTAGCAAGAATAGTAAATTCTTTTTTCATGGCAGCATACAATCTTTTATGTATCGCTGACATAACTCTAGATCCTCTCTCCAACATGGCTACTGTCGTGCCCACCGCTGCCTGTTGGTTCCCATCTCCTACTTGCATATCGGCAATCGAAGCGAATCGTTGCCCTGCATCTACCACGACACCCATAAGTTGTAATAAAGTAGCTGATGGTTCTTTAAAAGGTAATGTCATGAAGGCATCTTTTAGATTTCCTCCTGGAGCATCTACGTCTCTGAACTCACCGGGTTGGATAGATTGTGCTTCATCTCTCATCTTGATACCACGCATTTTAAATCCTGCGGGTAAGTTAGACAAGGTACCAGCATCGAGCAATTGTCTTAATGCTGCTGTTGCTGTTCTTGATAAGCCACCTATCATGTGAGTTAAACCAAAACCGTAAAAACCTAAACCAGGTAAAAATTTAAAATGAACAAAATAATTAATTTTAGTTTTCATTATATCTTCTGCTGCAAAGTTTCTTCTAATTGATAATATTTTTCTTGTACCTTCTTCTAAAGTTACAATGTAAGGAAGTTTAATTCCTGTAGGTGTTTCATCTTCACCTAAATCTTCAAAGCCTTCTAAATCTAAATTAACATGGCACTCTAAAAGCGTAAACATCTTTTGATCTCTACCTCTTTGTGTACCTTCTAATTTTCTTTCAACTTTTTCTGAATCTGTTTCTTCCATGTAAGATGCATCCAATTCCATATCTTTATAGAATCCACCTACTTGTTGTTTTCTTAAATCGTTTTCTGTCATACGCACTTTGTGAATTATAGATTCACAATCATCTAATGATGTTGCTGTGTAAGGTACAACAATGTCATCAGCAGGTACAAATTTAGATACTGCTCTTTGCATAATCTCATCGTAATAGATTTTTTTAAATGCAGATCCTGCCAGTGGTAAATAAAATAACATCTGATCAAACTCTGCTTCATACTCTTTCATCTCAGACATGATTTGATAATTCATAAAGTCTTTTACTCTTTCTGACTGAGCTTCTTTGTCTGGAGTAGGTACTCCAACAAATTGAGTTCTAACTGGGCCATCTGCTGGCAATAATTCTTTGTATGCTTGTGCTTGGAACTGAGTAACAGCTTCTGCAAGAACTGGGTGAGTTGCACCTGATGCTCCTTTGAAAGGTTCTGTTCTATCATCGTAATTAAAACCTAAAAGTTCTAATCCTTGAGTGTAAGTTTTTTCCCAGTCTTTTCTTGAATTTTTGTAATCCATGTAATTGTCAGAAAGTTCTGAGCCTAATGGATCTAGTACATCGTCTGGTAAATATTCAGCGAGATTCGAGAAATGGTTTTCTCCACCTTCAACGTTAACCTTTGACGGGTCAAAATTTATGTCAACACTACCATCTTCGTTTTCTTGAACGTCAACCGGACCCTTATCATCTTGTGGTCCTGTCTCTTGTTCAAATTCTACTTGTAGTTCTTCCTCACTAGGAATGTTAACTTCTTTTCTTACCTCGTTGGGTAACGACTTGTCTATTTCTGCCATTTATTTTCTCCAGTTTCATTGTCTTAACAGTATTGTAGTTAATATTCAACCCTTGTGGTGTTGGTCCTGATTTAGGTGGTGGGCCACTCTTTTTACCTTTAATCATCAAAGTCATCCAATAAACTTCCAGGATCTCTTTGAGCATCTTCTCTCATTTTTGCTCTAAGTTTAGCTTTTTTGATTTCCGCTGGTGTTCTAATTTTACCGGTTGCAAAACCTTCTAAATAATCTGTTTCAGATAAAAGATCATCTAACACGTCTGTGTCATAACCATCTAGTTCTATATCGTCTGGACTTGTTTGAACCGGTCTAGATTCTGCTGCAGAAAATTCTCCTTTTGTCTTTTTACCTGTTTCTTCAATTACTTCTGGTGCTTTGTATTGCATTTCAAAAGGTTGATCTAAAGCATTTTTATTACCACCAGCAATTTCTACTCTAACATCATTAGTTGCAGTGTTATAATGAACGTCTACTGTTGCATCTTCAATATCCATTCTTTTAACAATTTCTCGTTCTGTGGTTGCTGCTGTGTCTGTTACATCATCTCCCATTTTTAAAACTTTATTTACAAAAGGTTGAAACCAATTTGGCATTCCACTTACTTTTTCCATTGCTACCGTAGCAATTTTTCCTGCTTTAGGTGCAAGTTTAAAATATTTTCCAATAACAGGTAGTGCTGCTAATGCAGTTAGTCCTTTTATAACAGTTCTTCTTTTAGGATCTTTTGGTCCATCAGCATAACCTACACGGCCTCCGTTATTATATTCTTCTATAACGTCTTTAATGTTAACAGCGCCACCATCGCTAAAACCATATGTTGTTTCAGAGTTTGCATAAGGGTTTAACATATCTTCTGCTGTTGTTTTTAAATTACTAAATGCAGTTTTTCTATTTTCTGCAACTTGTGCATCTTTTCCTTTTCTAAAATCAGCGTATCTATCTTCACCTTCTTTTAATTTTATTTTAGCTTCTTCTAAATTTAAATTAGTATCAACAGCGGGAGTTTCAAAATCGCTATCTAAATCAGAAAAATCTTCTGCAATTTGTTTAGTCATCCTTGTTTGTTGAATAAGAGTTCGTGCTTTTTTTTCTTTCGGAGTTAGTTGTAAAATTTCTTTTCCTTTATACAAAAGTTTATCCGCACCTAATAAAGCTTTAGCTACAACTTCATCTGGGGGTAAGCCATCTCTAATAGCTTTATATCCATCATAAACCACCAATGGAGTACCTACAAAAATTCCTAAACCCTTAAGACCTGCAGTCCAATATCTTTTTGCTTTAAAATCATCTGGCATGGAACTTACTGAGTCTATTAATGAATCTAAACCTGGTATCATGCTTGCTTTTAATTGAAATCCTTTTGTAATTTTACCAGCTTTAGCATCTGCTTTAATTTGTTTTTTTAATTTAATTGCTTGATCTTTTGTTAAGTCTTCTA